CCAGTTGCTTAATCCTGGGAACATTTTATATGTTGCAGAACAGGAACGATTAGATCAAACAGTATATAACTTAAATTATGGAATCACTGCTAGTTTCCAAATACCATTAGGTAAAAGTTTTAATAAGGAATGTTTAGAAGCAGCCCAAACATATAGGAAATATCAGGAGTTCATGCTTGATGCTAAGAAGCTTGAGGTCAATCTCAACCGTCTTAAAATATGTGCCGAGCAACTAAAACTAGGTGTTAAGTATGTAGGAGATGATGCTGTCAGTTGTAGAAATGTTGTACTGACCACCGTTCCAAATCAAGTTATACCACATACTCATAAATTAAAATAAGCAAAAGCTCGCCCTTAACTAGGGAGTGTTAGCTTTGGTTAAGAGTTCTCTTGCTTAAAAGCAACTGCCGAGAAAGTAATATCTTATTAGACTACTCAACCTCTTCTCATCTGGGTACCAAACCAGAGACAGGTGCTTAAAATACCCCCTTGTTCAATGAAGATACAACTAAGAGGTCTGGGGGAGATCAACCTAGTGAAGTAACCCAACGTATGAACTACTTTTATTTTACATCTTTTTTCTTCTTTGTCAGCACCTTTTTGAAGATCGTCTTAGATAATGATTTTAGGAGAGCCAAAATAGCTGGACTACTCGCAGCCAAGAGAGAAATAGTAACAACATTAAGAGCAGCACTAGGCGTAGGTAGTACCGATTTAACGAAAGTGACTTCTTCAAGAATTGGTACGCAATCTATTTCATTTTTAGCACGTTTATAACCAATAATCCTTTGAGTTCTTAAGTCTGATGTAAAACTTCCAACAGGTAATACACGAGATAAATCAGGACATGGTGGTGGTTCTATAGTTTCTACCTTTTTTTTTGGTGGTGGCACAATGGTAGGTTTATATATAGCCTGTTGCTCTGATTGTGTGGGAGTTACTGTTTTTATAAGTTTACTTGGATCGTATTCTATTGGATTAAACGAAGGCATCTCTCCTTCTGGACAAGTTATATACGCTTTTCTGTCGTTGTATAAAATACTAGGATTTTTGGTTATTTCTAAATCTCTATGATATAGATTACATCCTGGAATATTACCTGTTAAAACGTGTTCTGGTACAAGGGGTGTTTCTGGTATATCTATCTTCGGTATTTTTATATCAGGTACTTTAATCGAAGGCATCTCTTTTCTTTAATATCTCTACCTCTGAAAAACACTTAGGACACGATAAATTAGTCATTACCGAAAACTCAGGGTAAGTCGGCATGGATTCATCTATATCTATATCCCCACCCCAAATTAACTCAGTATCGCACCAGTAACATTTCATTTGATAATCGGCATTGATGGGCCAGTAACCTTTGGTAAACCCTGATCCAATACTTTAGGTATCATTCCTGATACTTTTTCCATTACTTTATCCATCATCATCTTTTCAAATTGTGGACTTGTTATCCATTTGTATCCAGCGTAGCCAGCACCAATAGTTGTTATAGAAATAACAAATGATAAAATAGACAAAATAGATGAAATTTTATTTAACATGATTCGTGATGCACTGATTAAAGCAAGCGTACCAATAACATTTATGGTACTTTTTTTAATTATAGGACTTGCTCCATTGCGTGTCATGTATGGAATTATTGATAAAAATATTCCAACAAAAACTAATATATAATATCAACAATTCCTGCTTGTTTTATTTGTTTAGCTCTAAATGCTTGAGTTTTGCACGTACCACAACAATATATCTGTCTTTGTTCTTTTGTAAAATATTGTTTTTTACAATTAGGACAAATTTTTATCAATGAATTTACATCACATACTTTCTTGTAAATACAACCTTTATAAGTAATAAATTCTTCTATATTATCCATTTAATATTTTGTCTTGCCTAAAGTCACAGCAGCGTCTTGTTCAGTGAAATCTTCTGTTGTCCAAATTGATGTCGTTCCATCTTCCATGGTATAAGCCTTTATAATTTCAAGATGCTCAACATTCCTTTTTAATTTATCAAGTTGTTCATCATTAAGAGAAGACATGGCAGCAAGTTCATTAATAACAGTTACGCTATCTCCAGCATTTTTAAAAATAGTTGCAATTTCTTCTGTGGTACGTTCAGTCATTTAAGTAGGTTTTACAGGCCAAGTTATGTTATCTGGAAAACCAGCTTGTGCTGGAACATCTCTCAGTGCTTGTCTGTATGTTCTCCATTCATCTGTAATTCTATCAGCAAGTGCATATACGTCTGATTCACTGAGTAAAATATTTCTTTCTTGACGAGCCATCATAGGCTTCATGCTTTCCTCTTCAGCTTTTAGTGCTGCTATCTCTTCATCTGATAACTCATACTCAACACCATCTACTATTTTCTTTACCATGTTAACTATCCTTAATTCCGTAGAGGCATATTTTACCTGAGTCAAAAGTATATGATCCAGTTGCCTTAAATTGTACTTTATTAATACGGGCTGACTGAGCATCAGACATTCCACTGGCACTTTGTATAGATCCATCATAAGATCCTCCATCAAAACCACTACAGAATGAAAGAAATCTAGTATCACTCGTTTCTGATGCCCTGAGTATTTTTATTATACCTGTTAGATGTTTAGCTCTTTCAACCATCAATGGGCCATTATAGGCTGTACTTGTGGATGTACTGCTATATGAGTAACCATTGTTTTGACTGGCAACCTTAAAATTATTAACTATATAACTTGAACCATCATCTTCACTAAATGAAAAGTATATATGCGCTCTTCCTGCTGAGTACATATTAAATATAAATTCAAATTTATCATAGCCTGTAGGTAATGAAATTTCTATAGTTGCTGCTGAAGACGAAAAAATTGTATTTGATATATGAACATAATCACTACTACCACTACCGCCACCACCACTTGCCGCAGCAAACGCAGCTTCACCGTTAGCATCAACTGTTAATACATGACCTTCAGTAGGTGTTCCACCATTATCTTTAAGAACAAAATCAATTCCAGGTATTCTAAATTTATTAATAAGAGAATCACCTAAAGTTATTTCATTACTTACTGTCTGACTACTTGGGGTTGCATTTTTACCAATACAAGTATTATTATCACCAGTTGTTAATGCGTTAGCTCCAGAATTTCCAGAACTTTTTCCTATTAAAGTATTATCATCACCTGTAGTGACACTTGCACCACTACTGGCACCGTAAAAACAATTACTACCACCCGTAGTAAGGTCTCCACCAGAGTTATAACCTGACGCAGTATTAAAAGCAGGGGTAGTAAGACTATCTAATGCTCCATATCCAAAAGCATTGTTAAAATTACCAGTGGTGCAACTTTTCAGAGCTTGATACCCTAAGCTACTATTGTAACTTGCTGTAGTAGCATTTGTTAATCCGTTATAACCAATAGCTGTGTTTGAATCTGCAGTGGTTGCGCTTTTAAGAGTTCTATAACCAATCGCTGTGTTATTACCACCTGAAGTGGTACTCTCCATAGCTTTTTCACCTATAGCTACATTGTTACTGCCTGTAGTTGAACCGTTTACACCTTCACCTGCACTATATCCAACAAAAACATTTGAACTACCAGTAGTGTAACGTCCAGCATAAACACCAAAAGCCATATTTTGGCTTGTACTTGTTACTTTAGAAAGAGCTTCAACACCTACAGCACAATTATAATTTCCAGAAGTTTGGTCATTTAAAGCATCTTTTCCAAGAGCAACTGTGCTATTTCCTCCATCATCTGCTGCTAACGCCCCAGAGCCTATACCAATTGCTGCATCAGAATTATCAGTTTTTGCATCTGATAAGTCATTTAATGAGGATGCTCCTCCTCCACCTCCTCCTCCACCTCCTGAACCATTAGAAGCTGCTGTAATTCTTCCCTGTGCATCAACTGTTATATCTGCACTTGTATAGCTTCCAGCCGTAACAGCAGTATTAGCTATATTTAAAGTAACATCACCTGAAGTCCCACCTCCTGATAATCCTGTACCAGCCGTAACTGCTGTAATATCTCCGCTTCCACCACCACCGCCAGAATTTGCATCTACATAAGCCTTAATAGCTTTTGCAGAAGCCAACGTATCATCGCTACCTGAAACAGATGATAAATCGGTATCTAAAACACCGCTTTTTAAATTATCAACCTCAATATTAGAAATAGTATTATTATCTACATCTATTGTTTTATTGGTTAAAGTTTGTGTTGCTGCTGCTCCTACAATCTCCTGATCTCCCCCTGCAGGCAAAGTTAATACATTAGTAACAGAAGCACTGTGAGGCTGTCCTTTAACTGTCTGTCCATGTGAATTGCTTTCACAATTAAAAACAAGTGTTCCAGGATTTGTATTACCTTTTAAAACTGTTTTACCTGTACCATTTGGAGCCAGTTCAATATCTGCATTTGAGGTGGTAACAATATCCTGACCGTTAACATCTAGCGATCCGCCTAACTGAGGTGAGCTATCTTCAGAAACATTTTGAAGACCGCCACCTATTTCTTTAATGGTGCTGCTATCTCTTACATATAGTTTCTTTGCCGAAGTATCAACAGCAACTTCACCATCAACAATATCGCTGGTTGTTGGTGTGCTTGTGCCTCTTTTCAGCTTAATTACATTAGCCATTAGTTTGACCCCCTATGGTTCAGAAAGTTCCCCCGTCCACATCAAAACCTGATGTAGCACCATCCTCAAGAAACGTGACCAAGTCACTCAAAGCAACTTGGACAACGCTTCCGTTATCGTTTATAACCATACGATCTGCTGTCGCTAATGTTGTAGATGTAGCTGAAGTATTACCGTCTAAAATATTTAACTCTGCTGTTGTTACAGTTGCACCATCAAGAATCTGTATTTCTGTTGATGTTAAAGCAGCTAATGCAGCAGATCCACCAGATTGACAACCAGATAAGTTATCTAAATCAGCATCATAAGCTTGAACATTAGTACCAATAGCTAGTCCTAAAGCAGTTCTAGCTGCACTTGCACTTGTAGCACCTGTTCCACCATCACTGACAGCTAAAGTTCCTGTTATAGAACTAGCACCAAGATCAACAGCCATTTCTGTCGATTCAATTACAATTCCACCATTCGCTTTTAAATCAACGCTTAATTCGTTTCCTGATTTATCAAGGCCATCTCCTGCCGTAACGTTCCCACTAGATGAAAATGTACTAAATGCTAAATTATCTGATGCGACAACAGCACTTCCTTTGTTATTAGTACAAACAAAACCAATATCGGCATTTGTAGAACCCTGTTCAACAAAAGTGAACATACCAGCAGCATCTACTCCAGCAGCTAAATCTGTTGTCCTTTCCCATGTACTAGCCTTGCAAAGATATAATCCATTTTGACTAGCAGTTGATTGGTTTTTTACTAAAACTCTTTCATCAGCAGAAACCGCAACTCCATCAATTGTTTGCGTTCCAGAAAGTGTAATATTAGCTGTTGTTGCTACCTTTACAGAGTCTTTAACATCTAATCCTTGTGCAACTCCATCGACATAAGATTTTGACGCTGCATCACCATCAGCAGTTGGTGTCGCTAGGTTTGTAATTTTTTGACTGTTAAGACTTACAGCACCATCTGGAGCAGTAAATTCATTTAGCTTTAATAAATCAGCAGCTACTAATGCT